TCTATTATTCTGTAATACTGGTCATTATATTTAATGCGATACTTATTGTTTATTCCCTTCGATTTGGAGTTATATCTGATTGTAAATTCAGTAGTAAATACCAGTTCCTCATTTTCTGAGAATATTGCATTAGCTGACCTTACATAGACATTAGCCCAGGTTTCCATATAGGGAGAATACCCAAGAGTAGGCGACATTACTGTTGAGCTATTAACTACGCCTTTCTCAATCAGGATTTTCTTATTTAAAAGTGAACTGATCATATTACCAGACAATAGTTTTATAAGGAATAAGAAGCCTTTGAATTATATCGCCTCTTTTGATGTTGCCAAGAGTATAAGAGCTTCTTTCAACGTCATACAAATCACCACAGGAGATTAGGATTGCTTGTTTAACCATATAAGGGCAAGAAGCATCTGTAACGTAAAGCAAGCTTGGATCAATGAACATATTGCAATACTCCACCGCTGCAGGTATCACCATATTCTCAAGATATCCGTCATCCTCAAAGAAATCCTGATCAATTCTTAGATGTGTTTTAACGTCTGCTAAGGATACTGGGTATGCCATTTCATTCGATTATTTTAAATAGAAAAGGAGAGAGTTTCTTACTCTCTCCTTCTATATATTCATCACTTGAGATTAAGCGATAGAAACATCAGCAATCCATTTGAATGCTCTGGAGTTAACAATACCTGAATCGGCCATTGTGTCAGCAACTACCTCGATCTTACCTTCTTTTGCATAGGTATATGGGTTGAAGGTAAATTCTACCTGATTAAACTGAGCTACGGCTGATTCTGAGAAGTCACCATAGAAGAGTTGCTCAGATGTTACACTTCCGATACCATTAACTGCTGTGGTTCCAGTATAAGGAGTTCCATAAGCAGGAATACCATCAATGCTACCAACATATGGATTACCGTTCCAAACAGGTCCAGCGACATTGGAAATTGTAGCAAGTCCCTTTAAGTAACCAGCAACCTTTGGAGAGGTAACAAATGCAGGAGCCTTAGGCGCTGCAGAAATACCAGCTTCAAGGCCGTATATGTCAGTAGCTGCAAGCGTTGAGCCTGCAATCTTAATTGAAGCATCACCAGCATCAACGAGGAAATTATACATTAAGTCGGTTGCTATTCTTCTCCAAAGAGCATCTTCAAGCTCGACCATTACGTCAGCAACAATCTGATCATTAACATTTGCAAGGAATTCCTTTGTATAAGTCTGAGAAATACCGCAACGTCTTGGAGCAAGAGTTAAGCTTGCAGGAGAAATATTTGCAGATACGTCTGTGGTATTTTCGCCTGGGAAAGTTGCATTTGCTGATGCTGCACTCGAAAGAGTGATCTGACCCTTAACTCCGGTATAGACCTTAACACCAAGATTCTGAAGGAATGACTTAGCATCCTGCTTCACAATAGATAAACCTCCTAGCTGAGTGTTCTGCTGGGTGATTGAAGTGCTAATAAGAGGTTCTGCCCTGAATTCAGCTAAGTCAGCTTTGAAGGAAGTCATTTGACCCCTTGTAGCAGCTTCCATTGCCTCCATAAATCTCTGGGATAGAGATTTCTTTTCTTCTTTAACCTCGAAGTTTACAATGCTTCTTTTATTGAGTTCCTCCTGCCTTTCAAGCATAGAGATTTTTTCATCAATGCTCTTTACTTCAGCATCAAGGTTATTCCAAAGCTTAGTCTCAGCTTCATCCTTGCTTCTGTTTTCTTCCATTACTCTTTTAACGAGCTCTTCCATTTGCTCGATTTTCTTTGATCTTTCTATCTTGAGATCATTTACAGTTTTCATAATTTATATAGGTTATTTTTGATTTTTAATACTTTAACCATATCCTCATATGGCTCTTTATTTATTTCTTGGGGTATCTCTTCGAAGTAGTCATTTAGTCCTCTTACCACAGAGATTTCAGTTTCTGGATAAGCCGCGTGGGTTACTGTGCTAATATCAATCAGCCTTGAAATTCTCGATATCTTCCTAATGTTGTCCCCATTAGAAGTTCGCTCCCAATTTTGACCGTTATTATCTACAATAAAGGCAAATGAGTTTTCGAATACATCGCCTCTTTCAATCATCTTAAAGAGGTCTATCGCTCCGGTAGTCTCATTTAAAATTGCTCTGAATTTTAACCCTATTTCATCCTCCTCTAGGAATAGGGTATTATTAATTGTTCTTGCGTAAATTCTATCCTTACTATGATTGAAGGTGAAATAGACATCATCATTAAGCCTTTCTCTGAAAGCTCCCGTAAGAAGTATTTCAGTAAAGTGCTTATTGAATTCTGCAAGCAATCTGGATTCAACATTATACTTAGCAGCATAGCCTCCAACAATCATTTTGCTGTCTTCAGTATATGCTCTAAGCTCAGCTGCATCCGATTTTAATATCCTTTGCTCAATCATTTGATGTATTTATTTTTATATATATCTATTCCTGAAAACCAGTCTGTTGGGGCTTTTTATCATTATATTTCTCAACACTCATCAGGTTAGTCATTACGAAATGCTGGTCACCAGCTGGACCATATGATGGATAGCCTTCATACTTGCAAATCTGGTTAGGGGTTATTGCTCCTACAGAGAATAGGGTTTTGTAGTTTTCCATTCTTGATCTACTGTCAGTTTCAACAAGAGCATTCGAATTGAACTCAATCGAAACTCCATTTACCCTTTCCTCTGTAGTAATTAGCTTGCTCTCCATCTCCTGTCTGTACATTCGAAGAATCGGCCTTATCGTAGAAATCTTATAGTTAAGCTGAAGCTGCTCTAGGTTATTGAATTTTGAGCTTTCGAAGTTTCCTACGAGATGTGGGGGAATTTTATATAATGAAGAAATCTGGTCTGCATTGAATTTTATGGTTGATATGAATTGAGCATCAGCAAAATTCAAAGTGACATCAGAGAGCTTTGTAAATGGGGGCAGAGTAATTATTTTACCTGCGTTCCTTGTGCCTACATACTTCTCATTAAACTCAGTAATTTTTTCCTGCCATTCTCTTGGATTAATACCTTCAGGTATAAGGGTCTCTAGCACCTTTGGAGAAGTGGCATTGTTAGAATAGAAATTATCAATGGTGGTAAAAGCCTTATGAGTGACACTAAGATTTAACCTTAACTTCTCAATTGGATTTATTCCCCATACTCCGTCATCGCTTATTGACTTGAAGTGGAGTACTTCCGAAGCATTAAGGACTGCTTCTTTTTCCCCGTCATCATACTTGTAGTATAACTCATTATTGTTTATTGAGTAGCCAGTAATGTAAGATGGGGGAATTATAGATAGACTAGAGACATATCCCTTGCTGTCTCTATAAATTCGGGCGAAGCTGTTGCCCTTTATGTTGCGGATATATTCAAGGGTGCTGAAGAACGCCTGGGAGGTAGTATAGTTATTTGGACCATAGTGAAGTAGGCCATATCTATAATCATCCCTTAAGATTGTTTTACCTCCAGCTTCATCATTCATATAGATGTTAAGAGGTAGGCTTCCAATATCCTCCGCTAATATTTTTGCACAGGTGTAAACTGTTGCAATATTCTCAGCTGCTGCCTCATTAAAGGAATTCTCAGCACCCAATTCTATTTCATTAAACTTCTTAATAAAATCCTCAGGTTCTCTTATAAAAATTCTCTTTAATAGGCTTGAAAAAGTCGACATTATCTATTTGATTATTTTAATATATATCTGCTGATTTTAAATGCTTTTCATAAATAAATCAGCCTTATTCGCATTGACTCCCAGATAGCCATTGAAAGCATTAAGGAGGGAGATTACCCCGTCAATAGAATCCTTACTTAAATTCTTAGCTGGTCTTATGTTACCATTGAATTTATCCTTGACCTTTACGAGATTTAAGAAATTCCACATCATACATTTATTGGGGTATAGGATGATCTGCTTCCTATAGAATATAATCTCCGTAAACCTCATCGGCCAATCGAAATTTTTATAGCCGGGGACTACTGGCACACACCATATTGATTGCTGTCCGTCCGCTGAGGTTAGTGTTGCACCCTTACTTGTTGAAGGAACATTAAGTATATTCTTGAAATGCCAAGGGTCGAAGTAGAGTCCCTTTATGTCGTAAGTTTTTGAGAAGGCAAAGAGGTATTCTTTAATCAGATCGAAATCTATTGTCGGGGTATGGCACTCGATAACATAACCCTCCCTGATCCATTGAATTATATTTACTCCCCCTCTTCTTAGAGCATTGTTCTCCCCTTTGACAAAAAAGAAGTAGGGCTTAACATAAAATTTGTCCCCACCATCAAATAACAGAACTATAGAGGTTAGGTCTCGTGTTTCTGAAAGGTCAACCCCAATGTAGCAAGGCAGTTTCTTTATCGTCTCTTCTTCAAAAAGCTTTGTATTCTCGATAATGATATTGGAAGGTATCCATTCTCCTTGCTCCTCAAGGAATAAGTTAAATCTCTTAGTAACAAAGTCCTCCAAGAGATCAGGAATTGATTTGTTTGTATTGTACTGGTCCCTGAATAGCTGAGGATCGAGGATTGTTCCTAAGCCCGGATTTGCCTTAATCCATACGCTTTCGTCATTAATATCATCACTCTCCTCAAGCTCATAAAGGAGGTAGAAGAACCTGTC